GTGCTAATATTGTCCGCTTGATCCAAGAGAACAAAGAAACCAAAAAGAGAGAGGTCTACATCTATCAGGACAGCTACAATATCGGTGCTTGGGGAAAACTCCAGTACATGAAAAAAGTGGACGAGAAAGCGACTGAGGGGCAAATAAAGCAATGGGGCGAAATGCTCTTGAAGATGAAAAACCGTCCCAAAGAAACTTTCAGTCTAAAAGCTGATATTGGAAGTATTGACTTTTTAGCAGGTCATGCAGTCTATGTGGATGTTAAGGATATTGAGAAGAAGGGGTGGTATGTCATTGAAGAGGCAAATCATTCTTTCAGTGCAGAAAAGCACACGATGGAAATTAAATTATTCATGGCAGGAAGTGAGTAGATGGAAGTAATAGAAAATCTAAAGAAATTGATTAGTAATTTCATTGAAAATCGCCAGTTCGCCAAGATAACGACTGGTGTTGTTTTATCGGTTTCTCCACTCAAAATCCAATTGACCAATGAGTTGATTTTGGATGATTCTATGCTTGCTGTCACATGGACCGATGAAGCATTGGATCCTGAGTACGTAGGTCAAACCCTTCATCTCATCAGACAAGATGGTGGAGGGTTTTATTATGTCTTGTACAAGAAGATTTTCCATTACAAGCGCAAAGTGAAAGGGGGTTCTGATGAATGAGCACTCCTAAAACAAACTTTTTAAACATCGCTAAAAATGTTGTTGAAGCTAAGAAACAACCTAGCTTAACACTAGATGAAACTAATATCTTGCTGGAAACAGATGGTATTCACGCTTTGAAGCAATCCATCAGACGCATGCTGACGACTGAACGGTTCATCCATACGATTTATGACCATCGTTACGGTGTCGAATTAGACGCTTTATTTGGTGGGGATATGGATTATGCCCAGATGGATATTGCACGACGCATAAAAGAAGCCTTGTATGAAGACGACAGGATTCATGAGGCTCATTCTTTTTCTGCTAAGGTAAAGAAAGATGAATTTTATGTGCAGTTCATGGTTGATAGTGATTTTGGAACATTTGAAATGGATTTGGAGGTGAAACGATGATAAAGGTAAAAACATATCCAGAGATTTTAGAGGATATGCTGGCCTTGTTTGATGATAAGTATGATAAGAGGCAAGGTTCTGTCTTGTACAATCTAGTTGCACCTGCAGCTCGAGAAGTTGCCATTCAGTACACGGTCTTAAAATCGTATGAAGAAGTCAACTTTTTGGATACGAGTACGGGAATCTTCCTAACTCGATTATGTAGGCAGTTCGGAGTTGAGCGCTTGCCAGCCACGGCATCAGTTCGATTGGTTCAATTCAAACAGGAAATCCCGCTTGGGACTCGTTTCAGTGTGGTTAATAGTGAGTACAATTTCCGTGTCTTAGAACGTCGCTCTGGATTTGAGTATAGCGTAGTAGCTGAACAAGTTGGAAATGCACCTAACTATGTAAGAGGTCAACTCATCAACATTGATGTATTGAGCGACTTTAAAGGAGCAGAAATCGGCTCTGTTATCGTCGTAGGAGAAGACGAAGAGACAGATAAACAACTCCGCAAACGGACTATTGAGTATCTGAAAACACCGACTTTAAACGGGAACATCGCCCAATACAAGAAGTGGGCCAGCGAGTTCGTTGGTGTTGGTTCAGCACTTATCGAACCGCTCTGGAAAGGTGAAAATACAGTACGTGTATCTATTACGGATGCTGATGGTAATGAAGCAAGTGCAGAGCTGGTAAAGAAATTCAAGAATTACCTAGATCCTGAGCCAAGTGGCCATGGGTTAGGTGTAGCTCCGATTGGTGCCTATGTGACTGTGCAGTCTGTGAGTGGCTACAACGTTCGTATTACTGCAACAATCAAGATTGATGAAGATGTAGATATCGAAGCAATCAAGCACGAGGCGAGAACTCAACTTATCAAATACTTACGTGAAGAAGCATTTGAAGAGAAAGAGGTTCGGAACTATAAAGTTGCCACAATTATTGACAGAATCAATGGGGTTCGAGATGTAGACCGTGTTTTGTTGAATGATAGGGAACAGAGTATTGAATTATCAAATACTATGCTTCCTAAACTAACGGAGGTAACTATCAATGTCGCACGTTAGATATCGTATGTTATCGGCTTTGCCAGAGGTCTTAGATCCAACAATCAATGATTTGTTTGAAACTGAGATTCCAGAGTTGGAATTGATTACAGACTTAATCTTTGATACTAGACGGTTGATGCTGTTGCCAGAAGCGACGGAAGACTGGATTACACGTTGGGAAAAGGCTCTTCAGGTAAAACCGAAAACAACCGACTTGGAAGAACGAAGGCGGTATCTAATCACTTTAATTTCTTCCAAGATTAAAATCAACTCACTGAGTTTACAAAAAATTACAAAGAGCTTTACGAATGTCAATAACTTAGTAACGGTCAAGAGTTCAACGGTACATATCCGATTTTTAGGAGAATTACCGACTGGATATCTGAACCGTTTTTTAAAGTATGTGCGTGAATTGATTCCTGCTCACTTAGGAATCCAATTCTCAGTTGAAGCACCAATGATGAATACAATTTATATTAGTGCCCATACATTCAGTGATACTCGTTCAGTTCGATTTGGATAGGAGGAAATAAATGGGATATTTTATCCAGCCTATTGTGACCGATAAAGCAATCAGCGAAACGGCCCTAGCAATTCAAAATAGAGAACCACTGGTTTTCACTCGAATAGCTTTGGGTAGCGGACGGCATCGGACTGACATTGGCAAGAAGAACAATATTGTACAAGTAGTTCATTCTTTGCAGGTGGCGCAGTCTTTATCAACGGATGTAGCTGATACGATTCGTCTTACAGCTCGGTTTGATAATTCACGAATTGAACGTGAAATGGTTGTCAATGAAATCGGTGTGTTTGCAAAACGTGGAAATCATGAAGAGTTCATGTATATGTATACCTGGGCAGAGCAGGGGGATGTGATTCCTCCTAAAACATCTGCTTATGTATATCGAGATTATGATTTCAATACAACTATCAGCAAGAATAGTCAGATTACCATTCAATATAATGCGACTAACTTAGTTTATGCGACTGTCCCTGAATTAAAAGCGACAGAAAGAAAGCTACAAACCAATATCGATAATCACATTAGAGATGCTCCACGCCATGTTTCTGACCAGGAGCGAATACGTTGGAATGGGAAAGCCGACGCAACCCATCGTCATAGGGTATCTGATATCGATGGTCTTGAAGCGATTATCGGCAACCAAACAACAAATAAAGCGAATCAAGCAGACCTTACTGCTCACATTCAAAAACAAAACAATCCACACAATGTCACTAAGCAGCAAGTGGGGCTAGGGAATGTCACGAATGTTGAGCAAGCAAGTAAGCAAGATTTTAACAATCACACAACTAATCACAACAATCCACATAGCGTTACGAAGCACCAAGTTGGTCTGGGCAACGTAGACAACGTAAGACAAGCAAGCTATGAGTCTGTAGAGGCTTTAAAACGCGAGTTCCAGGAGCATGAAGATAGACTAAATGCTATCGAGTACATGTTCTTGCAGAACGACTTCACTGCACCAATTCGTACAGACGACGGCACAGAACATACCTTACTTGCTGATGAAAATGGCCGTGTGATTGTCGCAGATTGGAAATACATTATGGAGGTATAATATGGCAGTAATTAGTACACAGACACGAAAAGTAACTGATTTGCCACAGGCTAGTCGGGTCAACAACTCGGACAACATCATGATTCATGATGGTCGTGGGTTGAAGAAAGTGTCTGTGCAGACATTAAAGGATGGAATCAGTAGCAATGTATCAGTAGCTACGTCGAGCTCGAACGGGATTGTCAGGCCAGATAATTACACGACTGAGGTCTTAAACGGTGCAATCAAAGCTAAAACCGCAACAGCTGGCTCAAACGGAGTTGTTAGACCTGATAACTCAACGATTACAATCGATGGTTCTGGGGTTTTACGAGTAAACAGGTCAGCGCTTGGGATTCCAAGTACACCGTCCGAAGTGATCGCAAATAAATTTGTAAATCAAAACGGAAACCAGCAAATGAAGTATTGGTATGGGTCAAAGGCACAGTATAATGCAATCAGCACAAAAGATCCCAACACGATCTATGATGTGTATGAGTAGGTGATATTATGGCTACAAGAGAAGGAATCTATGTTGGTGGACATGAGATTGTAAAGCGATATGTTAGTAATCGGCTAATTTGGAGTAAAAATATTTTTCAAGATTTTGGAAGAATATTTTTTTATGTTTCTGTACCTAACGATTCAAATAATCGATTATTGTGTGGCATTCCAAGTGTAACAGGATATGATAATGATAAATTTTGGAATTTAATTTTATCAAAAAATGTAGAATTTCAAGTAACAAAGGAAAATAGAAAAATTCAATTCACTGCAACTGAACCTAGTAATAGGGAGCTCTCTGTTTTTAGTGATTTAAGAGATATAGGAAATCCAGCTAGATCATTTTATATAAACTTAAAAAATCCAAATGATATGCAACATCTGATTCCTAATGGTTTAAATCGATTTGTATTATCAGGTACAATTTATAAAAAGAAGGAAGTATAAAACATGGAATTTGTATTAGTAAATAAATTTTTTAGAGTTGGCAAGACGGAAGTCTCTATTCAATGCGACAAGCCGTTTACTTTTTTCACTCGTGAGTTGGAGGGTGACCACTTGGGTGATACGGATGAAATGCTCATTGAGGCAGTCAAAGAGATTCTACGCGCTGAATTAGATCCTACAAGCGCAGTTGTCAAAAACCAAGAACAATTGGCTAAAACGACTGCAGCACTTGAACAAGCGAATCAGCTTATGGAAGGTATGCAGAAGGTCAGCTTGCAGAATACTGACGATATCGAGGAAATCTTTGCACGCTTGGAAGTGCTTGAGAAACACAATGGTATCGATCATGAGCATGAGGACGAAGCAGAGGGACACGAAGAATTGCCTCACGTTGCCGAGCCAGAAACCCATCCTGCTGAATCTGCACCAGTAACTCAACCGGTTCAAACAGAACCTCAACCAGCAACAGAAGTGGCTACAAACGGAGTTCCTAACGTGGTCGTATCTGAACCAGCACCAGCTCCAGCGCAACCAACTACTGAACAACCAGTAGCAGAAGCGCCTACACAACCTGCACCAGCAGTAGAACAACCAACAGAAAGCGAGACAGAACATGAAATTCCTACACCGACAAGCGAAACGAGCACTAGTGAAAACAATGGAGGTAGCAACAATGAGTAGAATTACATTAGACCAAGCAAAAATCGACATGTACATTAACCTGCTGAAACGTGAAGCGATTGACTTTTCATTCGTCAATAAACGCTTCCGAGATCGTGTACGCAAAGAGTTGGAACGCCTTGGGTTGAGCCACTTGGCGAACTAGCGAGGTGTCTATGGACGTCTTGCAAAAATTAGAACATTTATTTACGAATGTTATTTCAGTACTGTCCCCAATCATCATAGCGTGGTTGGGGTACAAGCTGCCTAAAAAATCCAAAGAACAAACAGAGCAGATCATCTCTGAAGTTTCATCTGTTAAGAAGCAAATCGAAGATGTCCAGACTACCACGAGCGAGAGCAATAAGAGAATTAGTCAAATTCAAGATAAGCAGAAATTACATGATGATGCACATCAGGTCATTATGAGAATGCGTCTTGATAGAGATATTCGTAGAGCTATTCGCAGAGGTTTCACAAATAAAGATGAATGTTCGATAGTAGATAGCATGTATGCAAGCTACAAGGCATTAGGTGGCAATGGCTTCATTGATAGGCTTTACGATAATTTCGGCAAGTTACCATTCAAGGACGATGGTTTATTTGCCAAGGATAAGGAGGGCAATGATGGGTTGTAACAAACGTAGAGTTAACGCAACCAATTTGGCGCGAATTGATGGTGGCGACCTTATTAAGCAAGGGGATTTGTCTTCTACTTTTGGATTTGAATTGCAGGATGAAAATTTCCATGGTATTACTTCTCTTGAGGGACAAGAAGCTCTTATAACCCTAACAAAAGATAAATATTGTTGGAAGACAAAAGCACTCGTCAAGGATCAATCTGTTAGCTTTAATTTAGACAGCATTCTGCCAAACGGTAAATACCGTGTAGAAATTTCGGCTGGGAGATATATTTTTCCAAGCGATCGAAAAACTTACATTGAAATTGAAGCGTCGGATAAAGAATTGGTTCTTGAGGTAGTTCATACTCTCAAAGAGCTGGACATCGCTGAAGAAGTTAAAAGACAACTTAGCGAAGGTGGAGCGTGTCCGGAAATTCCAGACCTGCTCATGTACTATAACTTAGGAAAGGTGTAAAACATGGATACAAGTAAATTAATTGCATTCGCTCAGGCGTTGGGAGCGGATAACAAGATGATGAAGCAGTTAATCGATACAAAGATTGACAACGCTACTTTAATGCAGGCTATCGATCAGGCTAAGACTGCTGTCAAGAATGACATCTTGGGTGATGGTGTCCCTGAAAATCTCGACACGCTTAAAGAAATTGCTGAAAAAATCGCTAGCTTGAGTGGAGATGTTGAGACTGCAGTTGTGCAGAAATTGGCTGACCTTGGCCGTCGCATTGACGAATTCGCCAACCTTGACTTGGTTGCAACCTATAACGCAGCGAAAGCGTGATAGCCATGAATAACCTTGAAAATCTAGCAACAGCTATTGGTACAGATATCAAGGATATCAAGACGCAAGTTACCAACTCTCAAGCAAAGATTTCGGCTAATACAGAGTCCATTGCCCGTATCGCTACTCAAACGGATAGTCTTGCGACAAAGTCAGAGGTAAAACAAGATATTGATGGCCTTGCGAAAACACTTGCGAAAGTGCAGGTCGGTGGTAGAAACTATTATCGAGACTCTGAGAAGGTTCGAACAAGTACGCGTTTCTTCCCGTTTCCTTTACATCCATACCTTAACCAAGAAAATGTCGGGGAAACATGGACTCTATCGTTTGATCTAAAAATAAACGAAGGTGGCGAGATTCGTCCTCTGCATTTTTATCATTACCAAAGCAATAGGTTCGGTCTGAAAGCTAGTGCAAACATCACTCCAAGCAAAGACTGGCAACGCTTCACGTTCACAGGTCCAATTATCTTCCCAAATGATGACCCTCGTTACTCGAGGGGAGAAATGGCCTTGTACGATTATGGTGGAAACAATAATTATTCCGTTCGTAGGATTAAACTTGAAAAAGGTACTCTGGCGACTGACTGGAGTCCTGCGCCAGAAGATGCACAGACCCAAGTAACCGAAACTCAAGAGAGCTTGAGGGGGCTTGAGCACAAGTTTGAGACGTTTAAAGAACAACAATTCACGAAAGAGGAATTTAACTCGAAAGATTGTATTACTGGAAGTACAGAATACCAAGTTTTGAAACACCAAGTTGAATCTTTAGTGAAGCAAACGCAGACTTTACAGGAGCAACTGGCTCTTATCAAACCTGCACCAAGACGGGCGCCGATGGCATACACGGTTGATTTAAACAGTACACCGCCTATTGCATGGTTTGACAACGGATGTGGATTAGATGTTGGAGGCAACCTTACACTTTTAGGAAAAAATAGGTACAAAGTCTGGGATCAAGCAGTTCCACATTGGGACTTCCCGAACGCAATTTTAAGAACATCACTGGCAGTCATTGATATTGATATTTGGAAAAAAACGAATTTCGATTATTGGGGCGATGGAATCAAAGTATTGAATCCTATAAAATCAGCAGATGATTACGATTGGAACAATGCGAGATTGTCGGAACAAGGAAGTCTTGCTTCTTGGCGATGGAATAATCAGAAAAACATCATTCGTGTGATGTATCAATTAGGTATTTGGGACTCTAAAACCGTTGAAAGCTTAGGCGCAGTAAGGCGCTAGAAAGGAAAAACATATGATTAACTGGAAATTACGACTAGAAAATAAATTCTTTTGGCTGACTGCAATTCCAGCCTTTTTGCTTGTTTTGCAAGCTGCTGCAGCAGTCTTTGGATATCATCTGGATTTGGGTGATATCGGTAACAAGCTGATTTTGCTTGTTAATGCAGTATTCGTGTTCTTGGCTGCAATCGGTTTGGTTAATGACCCGACAACAAGCGGAATCACAGACAGCACACGAGCGCTAGAATACAAGAAACCAAGTGAGGAGTAATATGGATATAGATACAAGTAGACTACGCACGGATTTGCCACAGGTTGGGGTGCAACCATACCGACAAGTCCACGCTCACTCAACAGGAAACCGCAACTCAACCGCTCAAAATGAGGCGGACTATCACTACAGAAAGAACCCTGAACTAGGGTTCTTTTCTCATGTCGTCGGAAACGGCCGTGTTATGCAAGTAGGACCTGTAAATAACGGATCTTGGGACGTTGGTGGCGGTTGGAATGCTGAAACCTATGCAGCAGTAGAACTGATTGAAAGCCACTCAACTCAAGAAGAATTCATGACAGATTACCGTCTGTATATCGAATTGTTGCGAAATCTAGCAGATGAAGCAGGATTGCCGAAGACACTTGATACAGACGACCTTGCAGGAATTAAGACGCATGAATACTGTACCAATAACCAGCCGGATAACAGTAGCGACCACGTTGACCCGTATCCATATCTTGCCAAATGGGGCATTAGTCGTGAACAGTTTAAGCATGACATTGAGAACGGCTTGACGATTGAATCAGGCTGGCAGAAGAATGATACAGGCTATTGGTATGTACACTCAGACGGTTCTTATCCAAAAGACAAGTTTGAGAAAATCAACGGAACCTGGTATTACTTCGATGGTTCAGGCTACATGCTTGCAGACCGCTGGAAGAAGCACACAGACGGCAACTGGTACTACTTCGACGGTTCAGGAGAAATGGCCACAGGCTGGAAGAAAATCGCTGAGAAGTGGTACTATTTCGACGTAGAAGGTGCCATGAAGACAGGTTGGGTTAAGTATAAAGATACTTGGTACTACCTAGACGCTAAAGAAGGCGCTATGGTATCTAATGCCTTTATCCAATCAGCCGATAAGAAAGGCTGGTACTACATCAAACCAGACGGAACAATGGCAGATAAGCCAGAATTTGAAATTGAGCCAGAAGGCTTGATTACAGTTAAATAAATAGAAAGGAAACTTTCTAAATTGTTCTTTCACCGCAGGCTCAGGCTTGCGGTTTTTTTGTTTGTCTGAATCAAGAAAACATCTAACTAACCGACATTGATGTCGGTCAGCAAAATAAATGGTTTGCCTGAAAAAGTTAGAGCTTGTATTTCTATTTTGCAAAAACAAGCATTTTGAACGATTAGAAACAAAAATTACAATCCTATTGTTCAAAAAATCGCTTTCTTGAACAATAGGAAGAGGGAATCGTGGTGTATTATTGTCAAAAACGCCATTTTGTCAAAAATAGATCCTTTTTATTTTTTGATTATTGTCAAAAACGGTGTTTTGTTAAAAATAATGATTTTTTCATAACTTTTTATCTTCTTTTACGAATAGATAAGTAAGGAGGAAGGAAATATGAACATTTTGAACATTAAACTTGCAAGCGTAGAGCAGACAGACTTAGGTTTTGAGCATTGGGTGGATGTAACTTACCAGGTGCCGATTTTAAAAAATGAGTATACAGTCAAGCTATTGCTTCTTATGGAATGCAAGATAGAGGATCAGGAAGTGATTGAGTATCTGGTCAGCACTTGGAAGTATCGTGATCTCGTGCTGCATTCATTGCAGATGTATGAGATGGAAAAAAGAAATAATTTTACTATCCTTTATTGAGATGTTGGTGGTCTTGCTCATCATCAGCGTGCTTCTCTTGCTCTTTGTACCTAATTTGACCAAGCAAAAAGAAGCAGTCAATGACAAAGGAAAAGCTGCTGTTGTTAAGGTGGTGGAAAGCCAGGCAGAACTTTATAGTTTAGATAAAAATGAAGATGCTACTCTGAGCAAGTTACAAGCAGATGGGCGTATTACTCCTGAACAGGCTAAAGCCTATAAAGAATACCATGCTAAACAAAATACTAGTCAAACCGTTAAAGATTAAGGCCTTTACCATGCTGGAAAGCCTCTTGGTTTTGGGTCTTGTGAGTATCCTTGCCTTGGGCTTATCTGGCTCTGTCCAGTCCACTTTTGCGGCGGTAGAGGAGCAGATTTTCTTTATGGAGTTTGAAGAACTCTATCGGGAAACTCAAAAACGCAGTATAGCCAGTCAGCAAAAGACAAGTTTGAGCATAGACGGACAGACCATTAGCAATGGCAGTCAAAAGTTGACAGTTCCTAAAGGAATTCAGGCACCATCCGGCCAAAGTATTACATTTGACCGAGCTGGGGGCAATTCGTCCCTAGCTAAGGTTGAATTTCAGACCAGTAAAGGAGCGATTCGTTATCAATTATATCTAGGAAATGGAAAAATTAAACGCATTAAGGAAACAAAAAATTAGGGCAGTGATTTTACTGGAAGCAGTAGTCGCTTTAGCTATCTTTGCCAGCATTGCGACCCTCCTTTTGGGACAAATTCAGAAAAATAGGCAAGAAGAAGCAAAAATCTTGCAAAAGGAAGAAGTCTTGAGGGTAGCTAAGATGGCTCTGCAGACAGGTCAAAATCAGGTAAACATCAACGGAGTGGAGGTTCAGGTGTTTTCTAGTGAAAAAGGATTGGAGGTCTACCATGGTTCAGAACAGTTGTTGGCGATCAAAGAGCCATAAGGTTAAGGCTTTTACCTTGTTGGAATCCCTGATTGCCCTTATTGTTATCAGTGGAAGCTTACTCCTCTTTCAAGCCATGAGTCAGCTCCTCATTTCAGAAGTTCGCTACCAGCAGCAAAGCGAGCAAAAGGAGTGGCTCCTGTTTGTGGACCAGTTGGAGGCAGAATTAGACCGTTCGCAGTTCGAAAAAGTGGAGGGGAATCGCCTCTATATGAAGCAGGATGGCAAGGAAATCGCTATTGGTAAGTCAAAATCGGACGATTTTCGAAAAACTGATGCCAGTGGACGGGGTTATCAGCCTATGATTTATGGACTCAAATCTGCGCAGATTACAGAGGACAATCAACTGGTTCGCTTTCGTTTCCAGTTTCAAAAAGGCTTAGAAAGAGAGTTTATCTATCGTGTGGAAAAAGAAAAAAGTTAAGGCAGGTGTTCTCCTCTATGCAGTCACCATGGCAGCCATCTTTAGTCTTTTGTTACAATTTTACTTGAACCGACAAGTCGCCCACCATCGAGACTATGCTTTAAATAAAGAAAAGCTGGTCGCTTTTGCCATGGCCAAGCGAACCAAAGATAAGGTTGAGCAAGAAAGTGGAGAACAGGTTTATAACCTAGGTCAGGTGAACTATCAAAACAAGAAAACAAGCTTGGTGACGACGGTTCGTACGGATAAGAGCCAATATGAGTTCCGATTTCCTTCAGTCAAAATCAAAGAAGAGAAAACAGAGAAAAAGGAAGAGGTAGCGACTGATTCAAGTAATCAAGCAGAGAAGAAAAAATCAGAAGAGAAATCTGAAAAGAAAGAGAATTCCTAGCCAATCAAGCTACTTTGTGCTAAACTAAAGATATGAAACATGATTTTAACCACAAAGCAGAAACTTTCGATTCCCCTAAAAACATCTTCCTTGCAAACTTGGTGTGTCAAGCAGTCGAGAAACAGATTGATCTTCTATCAGACAAAGAAATTTTGGATTTCGGTGGAGGAACGGGTCTGTTAACCTTGCCTCTGGCAAAACAAGCCAAGTTCGTCACTCTTGTAGATATTTCGGAGAAAATGCTGGAGCAAGCTCGTTTGAAAGCGGAGCAGCAAGACATCAAGAATATCCAGTTTTTGGAGCAAGATTTACTGG